CTTTACAATCATTTACACCAATTGTTATAAAAAATCTATCATTGTATTTATGTAATGAACAATTAAATTCAATACAAGTATTTTTAAAAAATACAAATTCTTCTGAAATAACTACATTTTTTGAAGAAGTGTGAAATAGTATCCAACGATGCAACGTTTTTTCCTTATTTATATGAATTAAAAACAATCTTTCATATTTATTCAATTCAATTCCATTTGTAGAACCATGATATCCTTCCAATGCGTTTTTTATATTTTCTGATACTTCTATTTCTTCAAAATCATCTGCATCAATAGATTTTATAATAAATGGGTGCAAACTATAAATTACTTTATTTATATTTTCCGAAGTATAAGGCATCCAATTTTTTTCTACATTATTATTCGGTTTACAAGAAATAAAATTTTGTACTCTATTATTATGTATTTCTGCTTTAAATATAGAAGGTTTGCCACATTGATCTAATTCAGGTACATTTACTAGGATTGTATTTTTATCAATATATCTAATGTCTTCTAATCCTTTCCAAAAACATGGATATATAGGTAAGTTGTAATCATATTCCAAAAGCGTATAATCAAAATTTTCAATATCTACCTTATTTGAATCGGTTATTTTTCCTTCCAATGTGTAGTAAATTGAATTAGATATAGAACCATACAATGTATATTCGCGCAATGAATATTTTTTATAATTAACACATCTAACAAGAATTTGTGTATTTCCATTTTCATCAATATGCATAGATGGGTTCATTTCTACATAACTATTGATATCATTATACTTATCTGCAAAACATAATTTTGGAATAATAATAGGTATAATATCTTTTTTTGGAAATATCAGCATATTATATTTTATATACTATATTTAAATTTTTATAATGAAATATAATTGTTTTTATAATAAGATACGTTTTCCATAAAAATGGTATTGTTTATATTATATATTTTTATCATAACAAATGAACAATCTATATTCAATATAATATTTTTTTTATAATTTATATGTATTTCGTTATTACTCATTGGAAAAATAGTAGCATTGGATTCTTCATTATTGCATACATCAGATAAATGAATTAAAATAACTGCAAGCTGATTATTTTTTAAATTACTCTGTATACTTTTTATTTCATCATTGTTGGTGATATTCAATGTATAATAGGTAATTGGATGTATTTGTTCCGGGATAGTTATAGTGTTATCTAATAAAATAAGAGAAACATTTGTTTCTGAAATATTACTTGGTCCTATAGGTCCAGGTGGTCCTTGCTCACCAGGAGCACCATCTACGCCATCTAAATTTACATGATAATAACACTCATTTTCAAAAGAACCATGAATATTAGTTATATCTTTAATTATAATATGCCCTGTAAGTGAATTATAATACTGAATAGTACCTTCAAATGTAGATAATTCATCATTCATATTATTTGGAACTTCTGCTACTATTACAGAATTTCCGCTAATATATGCTAATCCTGTTTCTACATTAAAAGCCATAATGGCATTTTTAGTTGGTACAAAATTTAATGGATTTATAGTTTTTGTACAAAACCGATCGCCATCTTTACCTGATGGTCCGGTGGGTCCTTCTATTACTTCTGATATTATTTTTGGTATATATGAATGAATAGTAGGTTTTGCAGCTATTTGAATTTTTGGAGCTATTATTTTTCTATGTAAAGTGAATAAATAATGATTTCTATCCATTATATAAATTTAAAATATTTTATTATAACTAAATTTGTTATTGGCTAAAATATTTTAATTGTCATTGAATAATATGAATTTGTTACTGCAAGATGTTACTGCAAAATATTTCTATAATTTTTTATACATCTTTGTTATCATGTATGGTAACAAAATTATGATGACGGCAGCTGTGCGAGACACAATTTTATGGATCCCAAACTGGCTACATCATACTTCACAACAAGCGGTAAATCATTTTCCAAATAGACTTCAATTTGCTGACACAAGTTGGTGCATTTAATGAAATATCCCAAATTCTTCAAAGAAAATTCACCCTGAATCACCTTTGAGGAATCCTGCTTCAAAATGAAACCCATACTGCCATCAGACTCGGCACGATGAATTTCGGCAGACGCAAATTGTCCAGAACATTTAAATATGAGTTCATTTCCAACCGATTTAATTTCCAATTTATCAGAAATACAAGACAAATCACGAATAATCTTCTGAAAATCAACGGATGGTAGATTGATGATGGAAGAAAATTTAACATCTGGATACTGCAGCTCCTCTGGCTCTGGTTCAATAAGTCGCAACTTTTGCGTTTTACATTGCTTAATCTCTCCATTTTCAAATTTCAAGGCTAAGTGAGATACAATCCCATCTACATAATCGGAATTTTCAATATACATTGTTAAGGTGTCATCATTATCAATAGAGTTGATTAATTTAAAAAGGTGAAACATATTTACACCGATGATAATCTTCTCTTTTTTACATTCATAAAATTCAAAATTTTGCGCAGCTAAATAAAGATGCGCTAAAATGGTATGCGACTTGTCCATATTGATAATACGAATACCATCTGCTTCAAATGATATATTTGTCTCTAAAAGAATATCCTTTAAAGCAGTCATCAAAGTTCTAAATGGAGCAATCTGAACAGTCTTAATAGTCAATACATTTCCATCAGTAGGTGTCAATACTTGATTTTTATTTGAAAATGAGGTCATTTTATAGTATTTTGTATTCATAAATCTTTAAATAGTTATGTTTCAAAAATATTAATGAAATTAAACGCATGTAAAATATATATTTATTTATTTGTATTAAATATTCACTTTTGGTACTTTTCTAGTGCCGTGACCATTTTTTCTTCTTGAAATTTTTGCTAGACGCAGTGCTTTTGACCCGGGTTTGCAACCTTCTTCTAAAATGCTGTAATCTACTGCGGCCGCTTTCCCGGCAGTAATGGAACTTGCTAAACGTGCGATACCCCATGATTGCGCCGTCTGGTTGGGTCTAGAACCTGAAGAAAAATAGGCACCTTCTCCTTTACTTATAATTTTTGCTAATGCGGCTTTAGAACATCCTGTTTTAAAAGATAACTCAGGTGTTGCTCCGATTTTTGAAACATGATACATTTTTTGCGCGTCTAAAATATGAGACGATTTTTTAGAAGGATATGAAGCAACTTTGCGTCTAGTATGATAAAAACCTTTTTTATACATTTTTCGTGATTTTTTTAATTCGCTGGCCTGCAAACTTCTATCTTTTTTTGTTAAAGAACGGGGTAAATATCGTAAATTTATTTTTGCCATGTTATTTATATAAATCATTATAATTATTTATATAAAACTTTTTTTAAGGATTTAAAGACTTATTTTGAAAAATTAAAAGAATGTCTGATACAGATTGTATAAATACCATAACAAGCCTATTAGAAAAATATAAAGACAATGATTATATGATACAAAGAATAAAAAACCATATTATTCATTATTTACCAAATACACTTGAAATGGAATTCAAAAGTCATGAAGAACGCATATCTCGTAATAACTATTTGACGAATGAACAACAGCTATTTATTCAAATTTTTCTAAATAAAAATAAATATTTTTATCTTTCAAATAATAATTTTTTTTACGAGTATAATGGAGATAAATATTTAATCATTAAAGAAGACGACATTATACATAAACTTCTCTCTTCTATTTCTAAAGAACGAGTTCTTTTGCAATGGAAACATAAAACGAAATCAAATATTATTAAACAGATTAAAGAGAGAAGCTTGTTTAGCTCTATTCCTGAAACAGATACCATTCAAAATGTATTGAATGTTTTATATCCCACTTTTTTTTCATCAAAAAATGCAGCAAAATATTTTCTTACTATTATTGGTGATAATATTCTAAAAAAAAATCAACATTTGATATTTCTAGTTAGTCAAAATATGAAACAATTTTTGAATGAAATAGACCATGCAGCTATATCTTCCATTGGAAATAATAATAGCACTCATAATTTTATGACTAAATATCATGAAAATCATCCTTATACAAGCTGTCGTTTAATTCAAATTAATGAAACATTTTCAAATGACGTGTGGAGAGAATTACTTAAAAAAATTGGTCTTGATTTTCTTTGTGTAGCAGCACATTATTCTAAACGTTATGAAAATTCGGATACATTTATTGAAAATAAATCGGATGAAGAACTAAAAAGTTATTCATATTATCTTAAAAATTCAACTCAAGCTACCATTGTAGAAGAATTTTGTAATAAATATATTATTGATACAAGCGACTGCAATATAGAATGGAAAAATTTGCATTTTGTTTGGAAACAATTTCTTTTTAGTTGCCAACTACCCAATATTATTTATTCAAATTCGTTGAAAAATTTATTGAAAGAAAAATATACCTATATTGAACAAAATGATTCTTTTACTGGGATTACTAGTAAATATTTACCTACACATAGTGACTTTATGAAATTTTGGGAAAATACTATTCAATGTGATTATGGTGGCGATTTATTTGATAATGAAATAGAAGTGGATGAATTGTCTTCTCTCTTCAAACTTTGGGCAAAAGAACAAAAATCGGAACCTTTACTCACTAATGGCACCATCAGTGAAGAAAATATAGTTAAAATTTTAAAACATTTTTTACCCTCTATTGAAATCATTGAAGAGAAGTATATTTTAAATATATCTAGTAATATGTGGAATAAAATTAAAGACATTGAAAATTTTTTTATCTACATGAAAGAAGTTGTTAAAAATGAAAAAAATGTTCTACCATTAATTTCTTTTGATGACACATATAATCACTATTACAAATTTTGCAACATACAATCATTAAAATTTATTGTTAGCAAAAGATATTTTGAGAAATATTTATATTTTAAATTGTCGCATCACATTGTTTATGAAAAATTTATTGAAACATCATGGTTTCATAATGTCTAAAAATAATTATTTTATTTATTTAATAATATAATTTAATATAATTTAGTTTCTATTTAATTGCCTTCGCCAGCTCTCATTTGGACGTCAGGGCCAGAAGTTCCAACACCTTGGCCATCAAAATTGGCTGGGCTTAATGCGTAGTGATTACCACCCCTCATCTTTCGTGACTTCTTACCATCTCCCTTCTTAAAGAGCTTAAAAACACCTTTTTTAGGAACAAAACCTGCCTTGGCTAGGCGGTTATTTTTCTTGGCCTTCATGGAAGCCTTTTTAGAAACAATACGACCATGTTTGTTATATTTCAAATGCTTCTTTGTGAGACCACCTTTGGTATGGTGACATGTTCCATTCATCACTTGGGCGCGAGATCCGACTTGACGTTCGTGTGACATTATATATATTGATTGAAGAAAATAAAATTTAAAATCTGCTAAAGAGAGAAGAAACGCGATTATTCAATTAAATGAATTCTTAGGTGCTGTTCCACTACCTCCAGGCATCCCAGCAGTTCTACCTAAATAATTCACTTCTAATGGTTGACCTAAATAAAAATTGCCATATTGTGTTTTCCCGCCTTTATAATTATTTACAACTTGTGATACCCTCATTTTATTAGAAATTCTTACCGATGGTGAATCCGTTCCAGCAAATGATAGATTTTTATCATTTTGATCTTGTGTACATGCACAATTTAATGGTTTTACATCTGCACGAGCTGCATAAGCAGCATTATATTGTGCAATATAATTAATAATTTTTCTACTATTGCTTTTTTTACCTGGTGTAAATTGCTGATTAGAAGTCATACTATTATTTATTATTTTTAATTTTTATTTTTAATTTTTATTTTTATCTTTTATATAAAAAAATTGAATTGGAAAATTGAATTAAATAGATTTTACATATAATACTATGAGCGCTACTAAAGAAGACGTAACTTTATCAAAGAAATATCAAAAGAAGTCTGCGATTCAGCACATTCTAGATGCTCCAGACACTTATGTTGGTTCTATTGAAAAAATAGATTCTCATCAACATATCCTAAATGATACCGGAGATAGAATTATTGAGAAAAATATTGAATATATTCCTGGTCTGTTCAAGTTGTTTGATGAAGGAATTGTAAATTGTCGCGATCATGTTGTCCGGATGTTACAGGCTATTTCAGCAGGACAACAAAATTGTATTCCTGTTTCAAACATTGAAATTACCATTAGTGAAGATGGTACTATTACAATGTTAAATGATGGAAATGGTATTGATGTTGCTCAGCATCCTGAACATAAAACATGGATTCCTCAGATGATTTTTGGAGAGCTTAGAACTTCTACCAATTATGACAAGGAGGAAAAGAAAATTGTTGGTGGAAAGAATGGATTTGGTTTCAAGCTTGTTCTCATTTGGTCTACTTATGGATCCGTTGAAACGATTGACCATGTGCGAGGTCTCAAGTATGTACAAGAATTCAAAGAAAATCTTTCAGAGATTTGTAGTCCATCCATTACCAAGTGCAAGAATAAACCTTATACCAAGGTGATATTTAAACCAGACTACGCGCGTCTTGGATTAGATGGTCTAACTTCTGATATGATTTCTCTGCTAAAAAAAAGAATTTATGATGTTGCGGCTGTCACAGATAAATCAATAAAGGTAAAATATAATGGTGATCTTGTTCCTGTAAAGAATTTTCAACAATATATAGATTTGTATATTGGTGAAAAGGTAGAATCGCCTCGTGTATATGAAGAGTTTGGAACTGAAGGTCGTTGGGAATATGCAGTTGCTCTTACTCCTTCAAATGAATTCGTACAAGTGTCGTTTGTCAATGGCATTCATACGGCAAAGGGAGGTAAGCACGTGGAATATATTTTGAACCAGATTACTAAAAAACTAGGTGAATATATTGAAAAGAAAAAGAAAGTCAAAGTCAACCCAAACTCAATCAAAGAGCAACTCATTTTGTTCTTGCGTTGTGATATTGAAAATCCCGCGTTTGATAGTCAAACCAAGGACTACATGAATACACCTTCCTCCAAGTTCGGATCCAAGTGCGAAGTCAGTGATAAGTTTATTGAAAAGGTCGCTAAAATGGGTGTCATGGATGCAGCGCTTCAATTGACTGAAGTCAAGGAAAACAAAGCTGCAAAGAAAACCGATGGAGTAAAAAGCAAGTCTGTGCGAGGAATCCCCAAGTTGACAGACGCAAATTGGGCTGGCACTGAAAAGTCGTCGAGTTGCGTCATCATCTTTTGTGAAGGTGATTCGGCAAAGGCAGGAATTATTTCTGGATTATCTTCCGAAGATCGTAACAATATTGGCGTCTATCCAATGAAGGGTAAGATCCTAAATGTTCGCGGTGAGACTACCAAGAAAATTTCAGAAAACAAGGAGATTGCAGAGATTAAAAAGATTCTTGGATTGGAGTCCGGCAAGAAATATCTTAGCATGGAAGACGTAAATAAACATCTGCGTTATGGAAAAGTACTCTTTATGACGGATCAAGATTTAGATGGTAGTCATATCAAGGGTCTAGGGATTAATTTATTCCAGTCGGAATGGCCAACACTTACATTAATCCCCGGATTTATTGGTTTCATGAATACGCCTATTTTGAAAGCCAAAAAGGGAACAACCGAGTTGAACTTTTATAATGATGGCGAATATGACATGTGGAAGGAAGAAAACGATACAAATGGTTGGAAACTCAAATATTACAAGGGTTTGGGTACCAGCACTGGCAAAGAATTCCGCGAATATTTTGAACATAAAAAATTAGTTGGATTTGAACATTCACAACTTTCAGACAATGCTATTGATATGGTTTTCAATAAGAAGCGCGCTGATGATAGAAAAGACTGGCTTAAAGTCTATGATAGAAATGCATACTTGGACACCTCAAAGACCAGCGTTACATATGAAGAATTTATTGATCGGGAATTGATCCATTTCTCTAAATATGATTGTGACCGATCTATACCCAACTTGATGGATGGTCTCAAGATTTCGTTGCGTAAGATCCTCTATTCTGCGTTTAAAATGGGATTAACTTCAGAAATCAAGGTGGCGCAATTTTCCGGTTATGTGTCGAAAGAATCGTGTTACCATCATGGTGAGGCAAGTTTGAACGCGGCAATTGTCGGCATGGCTCAGAATTTTGTCGGATCAAATAATATTAATTTGTTGTTGCCAAATGGTCAGTTTGGTACGAGGTTGCAGGGTGGAAAAGACTCTGCCTCTGAAAGATATATCTTTACGCAATTAAATAAATTGACGCGTGCAATCTTTCCAGCCGCAGATGATCATGTACTGGATTATTTAAATGATGACGGAACCTTGGTGGAACCCATCTTCTACGCACCTATTATACCAATGATTTTAGTCAATGGTTCAAAGGGTATCGGTACTGGGTTCAGTACAGACATTATGTCTTATGACCCTTTACAAATTATTGAGTATTTGAAAAGCAACCTGTTATCTCAAGTTCCTTGTCAAGAATTTATTCCTTATTATGAAGGCTTTCAAGGCAAAATTACAAAAATTTCAGAAGAGAAGTTCTTGTTCAAAGGTGTCTATGAAAAAGTTGGACCGGACAAAATTCGCGTTACTGAATTGCCTGTAGGGTATTGGACAGAGGATTTCAAGGAACTGCTTGAAGAGTTGATTGAACCTAGTCCTTCTAAAGAAGGCAAGAAAGCGCAAGCAAGTATTAAAGACTATGACGACATGAGTAAGGATACAAATGTAGATTTCACGATTACCTTTGCGAAAGGAAAATTGGAAGAACTTGAGAAATCAAAAGGAGATCATGGTTCAAATGGAGTAGAAAAGTTGCTGAAGCTTTGTACGACTAACACGACAACCAATATGCATTTGTTTGATGCAGATGACACGTTACATAAATACGAAAAAGTGTCTGAAATCATTGACGCTTATTATGAAACACGTCTTACATTATATGGGACAAGAAAAGAATACATGATTAATTCTTTAGAAAAAGAGTTGATTACTATATCAAACAAGGCGCGCTATATTCAGGAAGTGTTGGATGGTACTATTGATTTGCGAAAGAAAAGGAGAGAAGAGGTGAACGAGATGTTGCTTACCAAGAGCTACGATCAGATGGAAAAAGACGGCGACTATAAATACTTGGTAAGAATGCCGATGGATTCTGTCACGGAAGAGAATGTTGCAAGGTTATTAAAGAGTAAGGGTGATAAGGAGGCAGAGTTGAATATAGTCAAGACTACGTCAATACAACAAATGTGGCTCGGAGAACTAGATGTATTAAAAGGACAATATTTGGAATATAAGGAGGATAGGAGGCGACTCATTTCCACCTTTAAGAAAGGTTGCCCTTCGGGAGAAGCTAAGAGCCAAAAATCTAAGCCTGGAGTTAAAAAAAATATTATCATTAAAGAGTAGTAATTTTCCACTTTTAAAAAAAGTGGGAGACTTGGTGGAGACTTGGTGGAGACTTGGTAGAGACAAACACGAGTCAAGTGGGTGGAGACTTGATGGATTTACAAATTATTCATTAATACTTCATTCACTTTTTTTTCGTCATATTTCTCTCCTATAAAAGAAAAGATATTTTGCACATTGGTCTTGTCAAACATCCTTTCAAAGGTAGTGAAATAACACCAGTCTTTGTTGGCTAAATAAAAATTCCAAAATTCGGAATTTGTTTGTTGTAACTTTTTGCTGGCATTTCTGTCGTCTTTGTGCCAGCTACTTTTACTTTGCGCTGCAATATTCTCTCTAACTTGAATAATAACCTTTGTTTGAGGAAATAAACTTTTAAATGATTTCAAAAAATGGATCCGCTGACTATCATATCGGATTTCTTTAAATCCCCACAAGGAAGTATTTGAATCCTTTTTAAACATGGCAACAATAAGCTCTCTTATTTTTTGTTCCATTTCTGGCATTTGATAAGAGTTATACCAAGAAGGTTTAACGTTTTTGCTTATGATGTCTTCATATGATGCTGGATTATAATGTCCTGGGATTTGATCTCTTGAAGCATTGTGTAATTTCATATAAAAATCTAGCAAACTATTGACAGCACCATAATTCTCTCCACAAATGTTACTATTAGGAATAGTATTGATAATTCTCTGTAAACTAGTAGAACCAGAGCGGCCTGTTGCACATACTAACACTATTTTGTCATCCATACTTATTTATTATAAACAAATAAGTATTTATTCGGTTTTAAACTATTCATCCTTTTTCACCTTTAAAAAAGGTTGAGCCAAAACTTACGGCAAAATAGTATCAAATATAATAGTAAAATTGGAGAGTTTTGCTCCACTTTTTCAAAAGTGGAAGATTAGAACCAACTCTTCAACTCTAATTGGCGATCATTTTGACTAGCCATTACTGGATGAGCAATAGGAATAACTAAAGTGCTTGCATCATTCAAATATTGCATATATCCTTGCGCTTCACTATATACTTGTTGAATGCAATATTCTAACACCATTTTATTTAGCTGTTGTACTTGTTGTTGAATATCATTTGGTTTATTCGCGGCATATTGAAGAAATATACTTCTCATAATTACTTTAAGAGTGTCGCAATCTTGCGGACCAATTTCATATTGACCATTAGAACGATTATATACCCCATTTATAATACCCATTTGTAAAACTTCAATGTTATGTAGAGAGAAAAAAGCATCAGATAAATTATTTTTTGTCCACAACCCTTCAGTTGGATTTCTAAATGTTACACATTGGTTTGCAGGAATCCTATCATATAATTCAAATAATGCTGAAGTGTTTGGTGTTTTTATATCTACTCGTCCATTGTTTGTTATATTCATTTATAATACTTCAATAGAAAAAATTATATATTATTTTTTTATAAATATATATATATTCATATGGACGGATTTAAAAAAATTGTTCTAATCGCTGCTATTATTATATTGATTATCTCTTTAGTGTTAATTGGTGTTGCTTTGACTTATGCTAAAGATGAAACATGGCCTCCAATGGTGCCAAGTTGTCCAGATTATTTTGCAATTGATGGTTCTGGCAATGATGCGACATGTGTGGATATTAAGGACTTAACATTGAGTTCAACGAATCCCATATGTCAACCACCTCCTGATAGTAAAGATAAACATTTAAGAATGAATTTTAATGATCCAGCATTTACAGGCTCAAATGGAACATGTAACAAATACAATTGGTCAAATACATGCGGTGTTTCATGGGATGGTATTACTTATGGTGTGCAAAATCCTTGTCAAACTACTACAACTACAACTACTACAACAACAACTTAAATATATAACGAAATGTATATAAACACATGGACAATATTTCTGATGAAAACTATGAAATAAAAACGAATATATGCAAAAGACTATCAAAAGAATTAAATCTATCAGAAATTCAGTATGATATACCAAATGATTATGTAGCGCCAAAAGAATCTGGATTATGTAATAGTAATGTTATTATACCACAATATTATCAACTACATAAACACCCATCTAAAATATTTACTATAGATTATTATGAAATTATAAAAGATGATATTAGAAACCTTAGAGCATTAAATGAATATCAATTAGCATTTATAAAAGAATTATCACATGATAATAAAAATGAATTATTTGATATTTTTAACAAATGTCTTTTGGTGTTTCGTGAAATAGTATGAAAAACATTTTGCACATTTCAAAGTTGAATATATAAATATATATTTATATTTATATAATGAGTAAAGAAGGATTATTTACAAAAATGGATAGGTTACCTGATGATTTGATACGATACATAAAAGATTTTATACCAAAAAAACATCTTGTATTTACGAATAGAGAGAATTATAATTTATATCATACATTTTTAAAACCATGTATTGCAAATTATGAAAACTATATTCGTGATACAATTCGTCGTGATAATTTTTTTGTTATTGAAAAAATTATTTTGGAAAATTTTGCAATATGGACGAAAATAAATAATTACATGTATAAAAATATGATATTTAAAAACTATATATATTTTATTATGCATTATTGTATTGAAAATAACTCTACGAAATGCAGAGTGGTTGTTATGGATTTTTTACAACAACATGGATTCGATAAAAATCTACATAAAAAGAATATTGTAAAGTATATAACATGGAAGAATTAAATATAAATGAAATTTTGAATAGACAAGACAAAGCAAGTTCTATTAAAAGTATTCTTCACGATTTTGAAATGAATAAAAATAATATGCTTTTTAAAAAAGGTATTTACGTTTACGGAGATCCAGGAACAGGAAAAACTACTTTTGTTACGAATATATTGAAAGAACTCAACTATGATATTATTAAATATGATGCTGGTGATATTAGAAATACAGCAGTTATTGAAGACATTACAAAACATAATATGTCTGATAAAAATATTATGAGTTTATTAAATAAAAAAGTTAAGAAAATTGCAATCATTATGGATGAAATTGATGGAATGAATAATGGTGACAAAGGAGGTATAAATACATTGATTAAACTCATTCGTCCAAAAAAAACAAAAAAACAAAAACAAGAAGAAGTAACAATGACACCTATTATATGCATTGGAAATTATAAAGTAGATAAGAAAATCAAAGAATTAATGAAGGTATGTAACACTATTGAGTTGAAAACACCAAATAATATTGAGATTACTTCCATTGTAAATTCTTTATTACCTAAAGCAGAATGCATTTTAAGAGAAAAAATTATTTCATTTGTTCAGGGGGATTTAAGAAAATTAAATAGCATTTTTATTCTATATAAAAATAAACCCGATTTATTTACAATAGATTTAATTGAAAATATAATGCAGATTAAGTCATACAACGATGATACTAAAAAAATAACAAATAAACTAATGAATAATTATTATAATTTAAACAAACATAATATTATCATGAATGAAACAGACAGAACCAGTATTGGTCTTTTGTGGCATGAAAATATAATTGATCTTATTGAAAAGGTTGAAAAGAAAAAATCTATTCCATTTTATATCAAACAACTTGAAAATATTTGTTTTGCTGATTATATTGATAGAATTACTTTTCAAAAACAAATATGGCAATTTAATGAAATGAGTTCTTTAATAAAAACGTTTAAAAATAATAAGGAATATCATGAACATTTCAAACAAAAAAATAGTACACAAGAAATTCGTTTTACAAAGGTGTTGACAAAATATTCTACCGAGTATAATAATTCATTATTTATACAGAAATTATGCCAAAAGCTTGGTATGGATAAAAAAGATTTATTTGGTTTTTTTATGGAAATTAAAAATAAAAACGATGATTCGCAAATTGTAGATTTATTAGAAAATTATGAAATCAATAAATTAGATATAAATCGTATTTATAGATATATTGAAAAATATATAAAAGAAAATGCTACTGGAACTACCGAGAATGATATTGAGTATGAAGAAGAAGAATGTGTAGAAGAATAAAATGGGCGTTGTAAAAAGTATTTTAATATTGTTAAAAAAAACAAACATGTGTTGTTTGTTTTTTTTTACCCCCCAAAATGACAGCCATGTGGTACTTACAAGTTTGCAACGACTTATAGACACTAATCATGGATTTTATCTAACTTTCATCTGTAATCTATTATCTTTAAAATGAGACACATCGTATTTTTGTTGGATGTATCCCTTTTGAGATCTAATGCAGTATAATACTGCTCTGAAATTTAAACGTTAATCTTTGAACTTTAATCTTTAAATTGGTTTTTGAGGCATACATTAACCCGTATGCAAGGGGGTGTTACTCTTCGTAAGGTTTCGTCAAGTCAGGGGGTATTTATTTTTTGTATTTATTTTTTGTATTTTACACAATAATTTTTGTAGTGGCATTTGAATTAGACAACGCGAAATCAACCTTTGACGTCCAATTGTCAATTTTATCCTCTAGATCCTGAATTTTCTTATCCAGCTTAAGCGGGTCAAACATTTCAATTGGGTCTGCCTTCGTCATGGTTGACGTAACAATGTCAAGTGATCCTTGATCTGGCTTCGCTTCTTTACCACACATTAGCTCCAGTTTTTTATCAATGTTTGCTTGCAATCTTTCCGAGTGTGAATCTAATTCAGTAGTAACCTGCATCTTCTGTTGCTTCATCTGTGTAAGCAGTTCTGCTTCCATTGCAATTACCTTTTTGTATTGAATCACTTCTACAACAAGCATCATCTTGCCGTCAATCATCACTTGTGTTACTCCGTTTGAAATGTCAATCTTGGTCTTCAGTGTATGCCAACGCACCATCAAATCGCAAACAGACTGGTAGTCGCTCATTGCTTTACTAGAAAAGTCAGCCTCTTTTACATGAGAGTTCTTGACCTTTGTTTTAACAAGAGTGAAAACCGAACCCATGCGTTTCTTCCTGATTCTATCCATCAAGGTCTTTAATTCAATAAGTGCTTCTCCAACAAACATTTCAGGCATTCTTCTGTAGGTATTAATTGTACTATATTTATATTACAATTATTTCATTTCAATTTTTTTTTCGGCTCAACCTTTCTAAAACGTGGATTTGGCTCCACCTTTCTTAAAGGTGGAACGTTTCATTTCCCACTTATTAATAATTTCTTGTGAAATATCAATATGCAAATGACTCATACAATGATTTGGCGAAGTATAGAACAATAAATTGGAACCATTCTTGCTCTTGAGTTCACCTGTAGACATTCTCATGGAGAAATATAAATCTTCACCTAGAGAACCAACTAATTCCCTGAAGTATTCACCCGTTTCAGCATTTCTTATATGACTCCCAACAAAACCAGTAGTATAAATATCTATTTTAGACCTTTTTACAGACCCATCTGCGCGTTCAGTAAATCCATTTATTTTAGTATACCCATTGTCCATATTTTTTGCTTCAAAAAGAAAATCCTTATTAGAACCAAATTCATCATTCGTTTCGTTTGGCACAGCATCCCAAAAATCCATTTTTTGTCTATTAATACTATTATTCATAGAATAGCTTTAAGTATATTTTTATAATAATATAATTCAAGTAGTGTTACTTATTACAGGTTGCGTTTGTGATAGATCTATACGTTTTTCCGAATAAGAGGTTTCGTTATTTTTTGGTTCTTTTCTTTGTTGTATTTTTGAAAGAATCATTTTTGAAATTGTATCCTCCAAATATTTTATTTTTTCTTGGAGTTGTTTGTTCTCTAACGATAATTGATGTATAACATAACTTTGCTCATTGAACTTTTGCTGTAACACTTGTGGATGCATGCAATTCTGTTGTATTTGTTGTTTTTCCATATGTTCTTTTTTCATTTTTTCTCTTCTCTCCTTGATTATATTCAACTCTTTTGTTACATCGGGTTTATATTTTAATTCTCCGGGTTCATATGCATCTAATATGATATCAATATCTTCTATAAAAAATTTTAGAACTTCTGGTTCTTTTATTAAATCGGAAGGTTTTATTTCAACTTCTTTCACAAGTGGATTTGGTAATTGATTCAACAATTCTTTTTTATCAAATGAATTATGAATATGAGAAAAAACAATGATTGACTTATTTGAATCTAATTGCACAAATGGTATTGTATAATCTTTCAGGAAAAATTTTTCTTCAGCAACGGCAGCATCTTCATTAAATGTCGTTCTTTTCAATAATTCTCTTTTAAAAGCAAATGTGGCTGCGGTAGAATGATTTGGACCATATGGACCAAATTGATACATCTTATTTATGTGCTTAAAAAAAATTAACATTGCACTTGAACCCGCACATAAGGCATTTGGATGTTTTATTAGAGTTTCAACTGCATGACTTACTCTATCAGGAGGATAATAGTCGTCGTCATCCATATAAACAATTATTTCTCCTATTGCTTTTTCATTAGATAAATTTCGTTTTTTACCGAGTGTTAGCTTGGTATCAAATTTAAAGTATTTTACTTGAGGTATATGTGTAACGAGATCTTCTATTTTATCAGTTCCATCATCTATAATAATCCATTCTATTCTATCTTTTGGATACGTTTGATGCTCAAAACATTTTAACATCATTGGTACAAATGGGCGACGATTAAATGTAGGTGTGCATATACTTACAAATGGATACTTTGAATTTTTTTTCTTTTCTTTTCCTTTTTCTTTTTCCTTTTTATTTTTCCCCATTACTTAACTAATTGTATGTATTTAAGTAATTATTATAGTAAAAATTGAGCATATTTTTTATTGAATTGTTTTAATGTTCTTGCTAAATTATTATCATCTATTTGTATTGGTTTACGTTTTTTACCTCCTAGTTGATTATGCAGTTTAGTTATTGGAATTTCAGGGAAAACACTTGCTTTTTTTTTTAAATTACCCAAAACACCACTTAATGCTCCTTTTGCACCACTAAATGCTCCTTTTGCACCACTAAATGCTCCTGGTGCTTTATCAAAAATACTAGTTGCTTTGTTTTTTACATCGCTTGCTTTTGTTTCTAGACTACTTGCTGCATCGCTTGCTTTTGTTGCTAGACTACTTGCTGCATCGCTTGCTGCTCCTGTTGTTGGACCACTAGTAGTTGGACCACTAGTTGCTGGACCACTTGTTGCTTCTGCTGGACCACTTGTTGCTTCTGTTGCTGGTTCTGCAGGTCTATCTAACATTGTTTCTCTTGCTGATTCGGGTTCTATTTTTGGACTACTAAACATTGAGAATAATCTATCTTTTATACCCAAGTTTTTTTTAATTTTGAATTCCGTACTTGGACCGATTCTTGTACGATCCATAAGACTTGATTTAGGTTTTTGAGGAACTTTTTCTACTTCTTCTTTTTCTTTACATGGTACTTTATATGCTTGAGAAGTATTTATTTCTACAGGTATTCTTTCATCTTTATCTGTTTTTACAGGAACAAACATTTCAATAATTTTGAAATAGTATATACAAAATAATGTTAATGCTGCAAATCCAGCAGAAGTAGAGCCTAAAAATGCATATGCATTTGTTAATACATAAAAACTAAAAATACTCATAATAATCAATTTATTATATTTAAAAAAGTTGATCAACAAGTCACTTATACTAGCTTTTTTCCCAGCTAAATTTATTTTATACATTAAAAATAATCCAATAAAAAGGAAACCAAACCCACTTGAAACAATTAACAACCCTTGAGAAATAAGTGCTAAAATTATCATCCAACCAAGGGTAAAAGCTAAAACCAATGCCAAACTCCATGAAACCCATTCTGACGAATCTTTAATAAATTCTTGTCCTTTTGGATCTTCTTGATCATTAGGATCTGCATTTTCAGGATCATAATCCAGATTTTTAAGGGGATTCCAATGAACATCTATCCATTCAGGAGGTTTCATAGTATTATCAGGATATTTAGCATATTCTATCTCACCTGTTTCATCATTAACACTAATATTATTATTTTTCTTCCACATCCATTTTAAATTACTAAACCAATGATAACAAATACTAAATGCATTATAAAATGAAGATATGAATAAAATAAACCCAAGTATACCTGGACCAAATATGACTATTAAAAATTCAGGAAATTGATTTAAAATTGAAAAAATAGTATTATAAAATCCAAGATTTCCTACAAGTAATCCTTCAAATACAGCAACAGCAAAATTTCCATAAAATGAAGATTTTGGTTTCACTTTATACTCTTTACAACTTTTAATTAAATACTCTAACCATGTGTTTTTTGGATCTGGAAAATCCAAAATCATTGCCTTTCTTTCTTTATTAGTAAACATATTCGTAAAAATTTGTGCTTGTATTTTTTCTGGTTCATGACCTGTTTCATCTGTATATGGAGAACAATTTATATCTGTTGGTAGTATATTTGACTGCGCTAGTTTACAATTATATAATACAAGTACGCTTATTAAACAACCAAGTAAAATCCATAACACAGAACCTATTGTTCCTCCAATAAACTTTAATACATTTTTAAAATATTCTGATCTCTCTGTTTCAGGTTCTTTTTGTGCTTCATCTAATTTTTCAGTATCTGACATTACTTATATTTAATTAATATAAAATATTTGCGATTTTATTTAATAACACTATTCTTAAATTTATATATATTTATATTATATGGATTTCATTCAAAAGAAATATAATACTATATTTTTAGCAGTTCTTTGTGTTGTATTATTCGTTTCAATATTTTACTGGATTCATTTTTTAACAAACAATACATATATACTAGAATGCTTTACTACAAATTATTCAGTAGACTTGCCATTAACTACTAAATATAGCTGTCAAAATTTTTGTGGACCAAATTCAAGATGTTCTATTACAGGTCAGCAATGTACAGCCGACATTGATTGTCCTGGATGTCAGCCTTATTCAACACCTGTACCATCATATGGAGAACCAATTCCTGGTGACAATGATGCCGGAAAATTAACATTTGGGTCAACTCCGCAATATTCTTCTTTAACAAGTGGTTACGGCACTCGAGAAAGAGTTATAACAAATAATATGTTTTCTAAACCAAGTATGCCTAATTTTGGTGGAAATATGTGGTTCTCTCAATTTGAAGGAGACAAAGATCTTTTTGATAAAAGATATAACCCAGGTCAACTTCAAAATGTACCTAATTATCCTGCAAGGTATTCCTTAACGGGTCAATTTGTTGAAGATGGGCCATTTGCAGCAAACTCGCCAGATATTCACCTTTGAAGCCAAACCTATATCTTTTTATTAGTATTTTATTAGCATTTTTTAAAGGTGGAATCAATGAGTACCTCTTTTGCGACCCTTTTAATGATTTTTTCTTCTTTTTCAAAATCATTATCCCCTGCACCTCCCATAGACTCTATAACAATTTTGTTAAATTGATCAGAGACCCTAGACGAACACTTTTTCCAATCTGGATGCAACTCTTTAAACTCTGAAATTAAATCTATATTTTTGTTAGAAATTCGTATTACCATTTTGTGTAATTTACTCTTGTTATCATCTTCTTTTTCCCATTTATCTTCATCTTTGACATACATTGTTTCTCTCTTTTTATCTGTACAATGAATTGGTCTATCCGTAATATCTAATGCATTCAGATTCTTTATAATGATATTGGAAATACCTTCAATATAACCAACATTTCCAATTTTTTCCAAGTCACTCAGCTGGAGTTGGAGAGAATCTACAAAATCGGTAATATTCATTGCATTCTTACAAGTTTCATTTAAAAAGAATTGCAAGTTGAATGTTTTATTATGAGAATTGGTATTTGTATTTATATTGTAGTTACTACTATTCTTTGCTAAGTCTAACATGTGTTTATTTTGGTCTACAAGTAGCTGTTTAAATTCAGAATTTTCTTTCATTAAATAATGAATTAATGCTCCTGTATCATTTGTTTGTTTGTCAAACAAAGTATTTACTTCTTCTATATAATTACATTTTTTCTTGTGCCTATAATATCCAGTATCATATTTATAACGCTTACCACAACTACACTGATAAATATTTGCAACTTTTTGCACGTTTTCACTATCATTTTCTACCATTTTACTACCATTTTCATTATTTTTGTGTTTATCGGTTGATGCATGTTTTAAAAAACTGCTTTTACGTGACGTTGAATAGTCACAATAGTCGCAATCATATAATTCTGCAACTTTTTGCAACTTTTGAACTACCATTTACTATCCCTTAATATTATAATAGATTATTTTTTAAATACTTTTAAAAAAATTTATCATAACGTTTTGAAAATTATTTTTTTGGTAACCAGACCATAAAATTCAATTATGGTCACAATGGGTCGCCTTTTGAGGAAAGTATTCTGGCTTTTCGATTTTTGGACATTTATTTTTGTCCATTTTTGAAATTCTGAAAAAACTTTCCCAACAAAAAAAGAGAGAGTGTCCCTACACGTGTAGAGAACTTTTTGCGAGGAAATCAAGGATTTTCTTTACATTCTGTAGAAGAACGGCTTTAAGTAGGATAAATAATATATATTATTTCTAAAAAAAAATGAATACATTTGCAAGTATTTGTTCAAACGTATAAAATGAAGAATTTATTTGCAACATTGCCGTCAGAAATAGTCGACATCATTTTAGAATATCTAAATTACCATCGTTGGCGGAATGGCAAATTTATGAGACAACTATATCTAGAGGATGAAAAGTACGACGAATTAAAAAGAAAGCCGTTGATTTTAAAAAACATGTTTAAGGCTTATGTAGTTAGCTTTACAAAAACACATAATGATGAACAATTCAAGTATTCTATTACGAGTCTTGTATATAACAATAAAATTCATTGGTGTATGAATATAGTAAATGTTCGCGATTTCAAACATTGTATAGGAACTACTTATCATTATGTAGTTGGACTTAATGATATGCAAAATTTATCAGTAATAAAATTTGGATTTAGTTAAACCGCATACATAAGACCTGCATTACCGCCAATAAATGTTACCATATTCACGCGCTCTTCTATTAAAAACATGTTGAAATTGTAATCATAAATGCGCCAAGTGGGTTTATTAATACCGATAATATCTCCCGTTCCTGGATCGCAAATTGTCAGCACTTGTGCATACGGATCTACAGGTGGACTTATAGTGGTCATCTCAAATTGAATATTAGTAAAACGACTCATATTCATGGCCCCGCTTGGTTGTAACTGAAACGGGTCGGTATGTAAACAAAAGTTATAACAATACAAGCCTGATGGCGCATTTCCAGAAGTTCGCACATATTTTTCCACTAGATCAAATACGCCCGCATCTAGTATGTTCTCTCTATATTGACCATCTATTAATATACCAAGAGCAACCAAAATGTCTTTAATATTTTGTGGATTATATACACCTGTAATTGTAAGACCAGATAACGTGCCGTCTGGATTCAAACCGGGACCCAAAAATGGATACATTTTGCTATTTGAACCTGTGTTCGGTATGTCACCTGCAGTAGATGCAGGTACTACATCTTGAGGCATATAATTATAAGGCCAATTCGTATAATTAGACCACGCATTACGCAAACTCGCATCACTTCGTTGAAAATAAAACATCCAACCGATCACCATTCCAATGGAATCTAGAGAAATATTATTCTGACCTGTAACATTATAGAAAGTATTTTCATAGACCTGTTTGAATAAATATTTTTGTTCATTTTTAGCAAACACTTCGGCTTCGTCATTAGAAAGAAATGCATATGTACAATTTAGGTTAATATCCGCATTCCACGAGGTTCTGATATCACTATAAGAATTGGGTCCTAATGTTTCATCTGGAGGTGTCTGCAAAAATCTGTAAAATTGCATATAGGATTGGTTAAAATTGGGCGCCACTATTGGAAAGTTATTTGGATAATCCATAACATCGCGAATAGTAAACCACTGATTAATAGGTCTAAAGGATATACTAATTTGCAATTCATTGTATTGTAACGCGACTAAAGGGAATGCCTGATATGTGGATAAATTAAACCATGCACCTAAAGGTATGTACAATTTGCCACCACTTATTGACGGCTGAGCGCCGGCTGGACTCGTCGTATAATAAGCATTTGGATAAGAGTTGACGCGTGCTCCATAATTTCCTGGATCATTTAGCTCGGGTATATTACCGATCATTTTATCAAACAATGCCAGTTTTTGACTGCTAAAATCTCTTTGTGCGGATGCCAATATATATTGACCTGAATATTGCTGTAATTGTTGGTTGCCGCAATTGATGGTAATTCGGCTGATAATTTGCGCGCCTAAATTTTCAATCCATTGGAATTCATAGGGCGCCCAATTTGTAGTGGTTGTAGAGCCGTCTAGGTTCATAACCTCCTGAGGCGGCAAAATAGGACTCCAAATGCTAGGAAGACTCACACAAATGTAGCAGTCCATAAGTAAATCGGCATACCTCGATACTTTAAAGTTAAATGTGGATTCTGTGGTTAAATTTAGCGTTGGTGTACCCTCAAAGTTTAGGCGAAAGTTTTGTTTACCAAAGTTTGTATATTTTTTAAAAGTTGTTTTCCAAAATGTTTTACTAGGATTGCCATTTAATATAATATTTTGCTGCCCAACGGCAATCAGTTGCATAAGACCACCTGCCATACTAAGTATATACTATGTAAATTTTTTAATTCTTTATTTCATGATAATATAATTTACTTATTTCTAATAGTTCATTATTTTTATCTATTTTTAAAATAATATAATATATTAGATTATGTCCAATTCCCCTATAGTTAAACCAGCAGCAGTTATAATGCCAGCAGCAGTTATGCCAGCAGCAGTTATGATGATATTTGAAAATCCTTCAAAATTAATAAAGGAATTAGGCGAAGAATTCCAGATATATTTACTTTTTACAATTATTATTATTATTGTTATTATGTATTTAATATTCATATTGTATCAGAGTTCTCTCCAAACGAAAGAGTGCGATTTTATGAATACACTATACCCAGATGTAGATGGTTACCTTGTTCCAATTTCTGCAAACAATTCAGAATTTTCATACAAGTTATTTGACTATTATATTAAGACCGCTTATAATGCATGTTCTGGAGGAAACTATAAAAATGACTTTGTTGACATTTGTAGTTTAAAAGCAATTATAAAACAAGGAGTGCGATGTTTAGACTTTGAAATATATTCATTGGATAATGAACCAGTAGTAGCAACTAGTACATCAAGTAGTTATTATGTAAAAGAAACATTTAATTCTGTATCATTTTCTAAAGTAATGGAAACAATAGATGGTTATGCTTTTGTGAATGGAACTTCACCGAATCCAACAGATCCAGTCTTAATTCATTTAAGAATTAAGAGTACAAATCAAGAAATATATACAAAGATGGCATCCATCTTTGGTAACTACACCAAAATGTTAGGAACGGCATATAGTTATATAAAAAATGGTAAAAATATAGGTATGGAACCACTGCTAAGTTTTCAAAGTAAAATAATTTTAATTGTAGATAATTCTAATGATGCATTTTTAGAAAATAATGATTTTTTAGAATATATAAATCTAACTAGTAGCTCTATTTATATGAGAGCATATCACTATTATGATATAAAAAATAATCCTGATATTTATGAATTAACAGAATTTAATAAATCTGGCATGACAATTGTTTTTCCAGATAAAGAAGTCAATCCAATTAATCCAAATGGCATTGTTGCCAGAAATTATGGTTGTCAAATGATAGCAATGCGTTACCAATATGTAGACAATTATTTAATGGAAAATGCTGAATTTTTTGATCGTGCTGGTGCAGCATTTGTTTTAAAACCACCAGAATTGAGATATCAACCTATTCTTATACCAGAACCACCACCTCAAAATCCAGATTATTCTTATGAGACACGTGTTGTCGAAACAGAATACTATGATTACAAAATTTAACCAAAATGAAAATTACACCAACAATTCTACAAGAATAAAATATATATCTGAAACTAAATATTTATCAGATATTTTTTTAGCAAGTAATCTGTAAATTATATTGCGCCTAAATCTTCGCGTTTGTTTATATTCAATAATTAAACTTTTCATTCTAAATACAGGACTCCAATTACCTGTACAAGAAATTGTATTACAACACAAACAACTTATACCATTATATTTTCTCAATTCTTCCATTGTTTTTGGCGAGTCTATTTTCAAATATTGTCTATAATTTTTATAGTTAATAGTGAAGTTGATAGGAGGTTTAAATGGAAAGTCTCTTGTAATATTAAAACTATAAATAGTATCTTCTCCATTCGGAACAATAGTAACTTTAATTGTTGAATAATTAGAATCTGTATCATTTTCTTCAAATTCTACGTGAACATAATGATCTTTTTGTTTAAACTCAATCAGTTCATTCATAATTCTTTTCTTTATAGATCCTAATTTAAACTTTTCCAATTCAAATAGGATATCATCATCTAATATTTGAGAATTTGAAAGAGCGTTCATTATTTCAGTATTGTGCCATCTTTATTTACAAATAAAATAAAATCATTTTTATTTTATTACAACTATTTAATCTAAAGATAATATAAGGAACCTTATGAAAAATAAAAATATATGCAAAGATTTAAGATTTGAAGATTGTGAATTAGCAATATTACGTATGGCAGTAGATAAAGCAGAAGAAAAAATGGGGAAACGTGTAGTAAATTCAGAAGATATTAAAAGAATAATAAAAATTGTAGAGGACTTTATTCAGAAGAAAAATTTAATTTGTTATGGAGGGACGGCGATTAATAATATATTACCATCTGATGATCAATTTTATAATAAGGAAGCAGAAATACCAGACTACGATTTTTTTACTACAAATGCATTGGAAGATTCAAAAGAATTAGCAGATATTTATTATGAAAACGGATTTACGGATGTGGAATCAAAATCAGGAGTTCATCAAGGAACATACAAGGTATTTGTAAACTATATTCCTGTGGCAGACATTACAGATATTGCAAAACCTATTTATAATGCCATGAAAAAGGACGCAATTCGTGTAAATGGAATATTATATGCACCTCCGAATTTTTTACGTATGAGTATGTTTTTAGAACTATCTAGACCTGCAGGTGATATTAGTCGTTGGGAAAAAGTTTTGAAACGTTTATCATTGTTAAATAAAAATTATCCATTGACTTCTATTGATTGTCACAAGGTAGAATATCAGAGAGAAATGGAAAATAAAGATGAAGAAAACGAAATTTATGAAAATGTGCGAAACACATTTGTCAATCAAGGAGTAGTATTTTTTGGTGGGTATGCGGTTTCTTTATATTCACAATACATGCCAAAAAAACAACGCATAACATTAGAAAAAATTGCGGATTTTGATGTTCTCTCTAATGATCCTGAAACAACTGCACAAATAGTAAAAGAAAGATTGAAAGATATAGATATTAAAAATGCAAAAATAATAAAACATGAACCGGTGGGTGAAATAGTACCTTTGCATTTTGAAATAAGAATAGGAAATGATACAATTGCGTTTATTTATAAACCAATCGCATGTCATAGTTACAACACATTAAATATAAAAGGACAAAAAATAAAAATAGCTACAATCGATACTATGTTGAGTTTCTATTTGGCATTTTTATATGCAGATAAACCTTATTATAATGCATTTTTAGAGAGAATTCTATGTATATCCAAGTTTTTATTTGATGTCCAACAAAAAAACAGATTACAACAAAAAGGATTATTACGTCGTTTTAGTATTACATGTTATGGACATCAAGAGTCTCTTGAAGAAAATCGTGCTCACAAAGCGGAAAAATACAAGGAACTAAAAGAAAAAGGTGACAAAGTAGAATTTCAAAAATGGTTTTTAAATTATAAACCCGATAATGTAAAAAATAAACCCGATAATGCAAAAGAAACAAAGAGTCAAAAGGAAACAAAAGAAACAAAGGAAACAAAGGGTCAAAAAGAAACAAAGGAAACAAAGGGTCAAAAAGAAACAAAGGAAACAAAGGAAACAAAGGAAACAAAGGAAACAAAAATCAAATCTAAAAAAAAGAGTCGAAAGAAAACAAAGAGTCGAAAGAAAAACAAATCTAAAAAAAATAATTTAAACTTATTCAGAATATACTAAAAATCAGATGCTTGATAATTATGTGGTGCTTCTTGATAATTATGTGGTGCTTCTTGATAATAATTTTCTACATTATCTTGAAATCTTACATGTTTATTTTTATTTACAAAATAATTATATACATATATTCCTACAATTGCTAAAATAATACCTATACCTAAATATAGAAAAAAATTGTTATCCGCGTCTGAATCAGGTATAAAATCTCCTACAGATTCAGGTAGGAAATCTGCTACAGAATCAGGTATAAAATCTGCTACAGAATCAGGTATAAAATCTCCTACAGAATCAGGTATAAAATCTGCTACAGAATCAGGTATAAAATCCGCTACAGATTCACTCGTAGAAGATAACACTTCATTTACTGCAGAAAAATTACCTAAAGAAAATGCTAAATCACTAATATCAATTGAATCCATTTAAATAAAAGAAATATAAATACTCTTTTATTTAAACTTATTTATTACACTAAATACAATATTTATGTATGATAGCAATATAATTATCATATAATATTTTTGTCATCATCGTGTGAATACTATAATTATCATATTTTTGAATAAAATATAAAAAATAAATAGTATAATAGATTATTTTTTCTAATAGTTGTCTAATATAAAAACGTATTGTAGTCAAATAATCCCAATCATTTACACAACTACACATAGACGTCGAATGTTTTTTTATATAAAACATATACACATCAACTAACCCAGAAAGAATCCGATGAAAATTATTCTCTTCGTTTTTTATGTTTAATGCATAAGTTAGTTTATCTAACCCAGAAAGATCTAAAAAAAATATTTTCCTATCTGAACGCCTTTTAAATATATATGGATTAAACCCATCAATATATTTTTCTTTATACACAAAATTTCCATCTAACATATATGGTAAAAAACTAGAACGAATAATAGAATCGATAATTTCTTTTTTATTTTTATATATAGATTTTACTTTTTGGCTCGCGTTTTTTATATTATTATATTTAATAAATAATTTTTTATTAATTTTATTGCATACATCAATAGGAATTACATCTTTTAAATATATATGTAAATCTTTATAAATTTCAAAATTTAATTTTTTTTTAAAATTTTGAGAAAATTTATCATATAAAATAATTGCTAGATCTAATTTATCTATCAAATATAAAAATCCTAATAATGAACCAATGCTACAACCTGAAATTCTAGCAATTTTTATGTAGTTGTGTTTTTCCATTTCTTTAAAAAAAATCAATGCTCCTATTAAATAACTTCCATTAAATACACCTCCGT